GGGGCTGGTGTATACAACACAGGTGCGGGCTGGCTATGGCCAGAAATCCTTCCCGCCGTAGGCTGTTCTTTGACAATCGAAGTGTAATGCCTTGCGCCTTGGCCAAGGTCTCAGAGCCACACTCCAACTATATCAAGGAGAATGGCCATGAGCGAAGAGAAAACGACCAAGGTACAGACCAAGCTGGAGAACGGGATTTTAACCTTCAAGACGGGCAACACCTTTAACATCGCCGCCTTGTTCCCGACCTACAGCACCATGAACCCCGCCCAGATGTACGTTATTGAGTACGGGCTCAAACAGTGCGGTCAGGACGCAACCGCCACCGAGCCCAAAGAGGGGACGAGAGAGCAGAAGCAGGCCGAGAGGTTTAAGCTCCTCCTCGAAGGCAAACGGCCCACGGCAGCAGCTAAAGAACCGGCGATGGACAGGAAAGGTTATCTGTCGGTTCTCGCGACGATGGCCAAGGCTGGCCAGGCAGTTTATGAGGCGGCGATCAAGCCGCTCATCGGCAAGCCGCAGTCCTCCGGTGGTATTACCCAGGAAGAATTTGACTGGGTAGTCGAACAGTCCGAAGCGTAGTTATCTAGGCTCTGGGATCTTGTCGAAGGCGCAAGGAGTAGTTGGATGGTTTATTGGCTGGCCTATCCTATACAAGGAGACGGCCATGATGAAAGCAAAATCAGTGTGGAAGGATGACGAACCGATAGAACTCGCCGAACCGGAACGCTACAGCATTGACCGCGAGACACAGATCGAACGTGCTAAGCACGGTCTGCAAGCGATGGCCGAAAGAATGCTGGATCTGGCGAACCGCCTCAGTCCGCGCGGCTCGTATCAGATGACCAAAGACGAATTCCAGCTCTACCGCTTGGCCCACTTGCCGATTATCGAAGAGCTGCAGGCCGAAATGAAGATGGCGTTCTTCGCCGGAGATGTTACCCACGTTCGCAGCATGCTGGATCAGATCGCTGAAATCGCTACGATGGAGCTCTAAAACACCCACAGTCAACCGATAGGCCAGCAAGTAAACTATCCAACTTCAAGCAACCATGTCAATTTTTGACGCCGCTGAGACCGATGGACACGGAGAAGTTTTCCTAGTCTGTCGGTCTTTTTTGTTGGTCTGTGTCTGTCTCACATACCGACAGATACACCTGTGGCCTTCCCCGAAATGGTGACTCGGTCGCTTGGATTGGTTCTAAGTGATAGATTGGCCTAAGCCCTATATTATTAAAAAAAAATAATAAAATATAATACTAAAGAATGACGACTTCTAAGCACTCTTTAGCATTACAGCTTGGAAAAGTGACCTACTGGCTAGTCAGCATTTTGGCACAGGCCGGGGATGGGTATGTCGGTCTGTAAGACAGACTCATACCGACCATCACAGACAAACTATTTCGCTTGACACGCTGACGGTTCCGTGCTATTGTAGGACAATGACCCACCAACTCTAAGCTACCAGAAAGGACACAGCTATGCAACCGTTAGAAGCAATCAAGTTTGTCATTGACAGGCAACAAGGAATTTCGCTCACATTCCCCGACAAGACTCGCGCCGAGAGCTTTATTACTTGCACGCGCCGTTATACTGATCGCTACCCTAGCGCTTACAAGGTCGGACGCCGAGGAAATATAGTTTACGTAGTACCCGGTGAAATATCCCTCCCCATTGAAGTCCGAGGCATTCAAGCTGAAATAGAACTCCTCGGCCTCTCACCCACTGGCCTCGATACAGAGGAATCTCGCCGCAAGATGCTAATAATCGACGAATATATCTCCGGCAATCTCGACCACAGCACAGCCTTGTTCGAACTCACTTACGCCGACGCCATGACCAAGCCCGCGGCCGAGGAACTGCTTGCCTCTGCCCTTGAGAGGCGGGTGGGTGGGAATGACTCCGTGCGTCAGAACAGCGATACTGAGGAGGTCTAAAATGTCTGAAAAGAAAGAGCGGCCAAAAAGACCGCCTGGAACTATCATAGCAAGAATACGCCCACCAACACCTGTGCATGTGTGCAAGACAGATGGCAACGGTTGTCTAACACCTGAGGACTGCGAGAAGTACGGATGCCAAAAATATAAGCGGAGGATAGGATAATGTCTGACACATTTGACCATGAAGCAGATGCTTGGGATAGCCTCCTTTTGGAAGATCCAGAATATAGCTCCTATGGAGGCATTTACTTCGGATACTCAGATAAAGTCTGCAAATACTGCGGTAAGACTGGTTTACGCTGGATTGAAACCGAAGACGGCTTTAGGCTTGCCGAATGGACTTATGGCGTGGGCACACGCAGACACTATTGCACCATCCCAGCAACCGAGTCAAAAATTGACTTCGCTGAGGAAATTAAAAAACAACTGAAATAAAAACACTCTCAGACGTTGACAACGTATGTTCACTATGTTATAATATAATTGGGAGGAGATATGCCCAAAAACTGGCGAAAGCCTGGGCTTAAACAGCCCGAACAGCCGAGCATAGTTCTCGGAGAAAAGGAGAAGCAAGATGGAAAAGAAAAGCTGTAACCTGTGTGGGCGTGAGGACTTGCTGTTGTACGTTGACGGCAAGAGGCGCGGTACAACCCAGTGGGCCGATATGTGTATGCCCTGCTGGAGAGCAGATGGCATTGGCAAACTCGGTACTGGTCTCGGTCAGAAGTATATCTGGGTCGGAACAGACTACCACAAGATGGAGGGCTAAGATGGCAACCCAACAAGAGATACTTCAGTACGAAGGCGCAGATCTCTTAGTCACATTTGACTACGACAAGGGATTTGCTGGAACCTATTGGGAGCCACCGGAACCCGAAGAGATCACGATTACTTCAGTGATCTGTGACGGTCAGGAACTGTACGACATTTGTACAGAAGTTGAGTTCAATAACATTCTGGCTATGCTCTGGCAGAAGAAGCACGACGCAGAAGCTGCCTACGAAGATTCCAAGGCTGATGCGGAGTACCAGCGCATGAAGGATGATAAGCTCACAGGAGACTGGCCATGAACTGGATTAAAGTATTAGTTGGTCTTTGGTTGCTCGGATTGTTGATCTGGGCAGTTGAGAACTTACCATTCTAGGGAGACTGTTATGGATACTGTCAAAAACCCGTCATGGGCTGAGTGGCAGCTACTGCCAAAGGAAACTCAAGCCCTGTTCATTGCCATTGGCTTTAAGGAACCAAAGGAGCCACTCGTCCACAAGGCGAAGCGTGAGCCTCTTAGCAAGCTCGAACGCGATCGCCGCGCTTTCCTTCGGACAACCTGTCCGGATGAGTACAGCGTACAAATCATTGAATCCTGCCTGTGCTGCGGTACTAAGCACAAACGTCAATTCCTCATGATTAGAAACGGAGAAAAGAACGCGCTCGAGTCGCGTGAGTGTTGTTTACTCCACGAGCCTGACCGCAAGCGCACTGTTGACACCTTCTCCTGTGCAAGCTGCCGAAGCCTGCTAATGGAGAAACCCAAGCAAGAATTGGTATCCATGATACTGGCTCTCAATGACCAACTCAGGTACAGTTGGCCAGATGACAGCCGTTATCCCGAATGTGAACTGACAGACTAAGGAGACTCTCATGGAAACTCCTGAAGGCGGATGGAAAGCTAATACGTACTACAAAGTCCACGTTACCTTGTTTAAAGGGAACTGTCCACACGAAGCCATTTTCTACACTGGATTCCTTAATGGTCGTAACGGAGGGCCGGGTGGTTATGCTTGTATCATGGAACCTACTTATGACAACAACATTCCCTACAATCCTGACAAACAAGAATTCACCCACATCGAAGAGTTGTTCCACCGTAATCTCTACGTATTCAAGAAGGGAGATCCTAAATGAGAACTGCAACTTTCACTATCTCAATGGTAGTGTACGAGGACAAGGTTGTTCCTGAGAAACGTATGGAGGAGCTCCTAAATGAACTCGAAGATTACCTACAATGCTGCCCGGAGTTTGATGGACTGAATGACTCCTTTCACGAGCAGGAGGAGGACGTATGAGAAACATAGCGGTGGAATGGCTGCATAAGGCTGCAGCCCTCCAAACAGGCCAGGAGTTGTATTTCCCGGCTGAAAACAAGCAGACACAAAAAGACTTGTTCAAGCTCTTCATAAGAGAGCTCCGCGTATTCAGCCAGATTGATGCGGTACTTGCAAGTACGATTGTGGTAGCACCTACCTTCAAAGACAAGCGTCATTGGGTAGTGCTAAGAAAGATCGCAGCGATTCCAACTCTGGCCTTCATGAAAGACGATCATGGTGTAATTCAGCGCGTTTCCATCGCCGATGACTCTGATCGTATCCATCGCCTCGAGCTTATGATTAAGGAAGGCTACTCCCTCGAGAAGATGGAAGAGATTGAAGGAAAACTGGACGAACTTACACTGCGGAGGATCGGGCTATGAGATACCTATTGCTTACCACCTACGCAAACGGCACAGTCACTGTGTCTCAATACAACTTACTGGAAACAGCCTATCCTGCCTTTGAAGATGCTAAGGCAACCATGATGCATCCAGAAACAAACATCAAACTCCTGTCATGTACGATTATTGCTGACACGGCAAGGAGGAAGTAATGGCTCGAGAAGGAGTAATGTTGTGTTACCCAACTGAAGAAGGACGTGTTCGCAGACTTGGTTCCGACTTTCTAGCTCAGCCCAAACTCAATGGAGAGAGGACTCGCGTCGAATACTTTCATGACGAGCCAGTTCTTCTCTCCTCGGAGGGAAACATATGGCATTTCTGCGATAAGATCAAAGCAGAACTTGCCAACTACCCTCCCCTGCCTTTCGATGGCGAAATCTACAAGCACGGCTGGAGCCGCGAGAGAATCCACTCTGCCTTGTCTCGCAAAGTGAACAGGAACGACGATGTGGATGAGCTTGAATTCCATATCTTCGATATCCAAGTTCCTAAGCTTATTCAAATTGAGCGCGCGGGACAACTCAGATCGTACCAGAACACAGATCGTATTCAGATCGTGCCCTGGTATCACTGCAACCAGAATGATTGGAAGTATCTTGCTACAACCTTCGTCGAAGATGGTTACGAAGGAATTATCCTTAAGCATGCCTACGCAGAATACGTTACCAAACGATCTGTTTATTGGCTTAAGTTCAAACCAACCGAGAAAGACATTTATCGCATCGTCGGCTACAAACAGCTCATCGACAAGAATGGAAACCCAAGAGAAGAACTTGGTGCGTTCATTTGCTGCGGCGACGACGGTACCCTGTTTGCAGTAGGCACAGGTTCTGCTCTCACACCAGCTAATCGCATTAGATACTGGGCAATCCGTGACAAGCTTATCGACCACGATCTGATTGTAAAGCACGAAGAGGGCAAAACAACCAACGGCATCTACCTTTGCAACGTAGCTGTCGAAGTGAAAGGAATCTAAAATGTACAGGCATATATTAAAACTCTTAGTCCTTTATAAAGCGTATAACGCCAAACCTCCCACTGCAATCTACCTTGGTTACGAGGAAATGAACAAACTCAAAGCTGATCCGATGTACATAGAGGAAAACTGGAAAGGATTTGCTGAAAAGCGGCCTAATATTTCTGGTATTCCAGTCTACACAGTCGATGTAGAAACACATCTAAACCTTGCTTAGGAGGCAACATGCAAGAACTTGACGGCAAAGAAAGTTACCACTTCGATGATGATGCTGAAAGAGTAGCCAAAGCATTAAACTGTACTGTGCTACTGCCTAATCATAATCAGCTCTTCCTCGACATTGATGGCCTTGCGGAACTCGATGAGTTTGAGCGCCGCCTCGAACAGCTTGAACTCGACGCTATGCCAGATCGCGCCGTGGACTTCAAGTACACCAAAGAAGTACTGCGATCTCGCAACGGTAACTACCACGTTATCCTAACCTTCGACAACCTCAGTTTCAGCGAAGACGAACGCATCCTCTGGCAAGCAGTATTAGGCAGCGATATCATCCGCGAGTATCTTAACTTCAAACGTCTAATCTGGGGTATTACTAATCCCAGTCGGTTATTCAGGCCTAAGGAGGAATCAAATGGACTCCCACTTTTCTAGCGCAGATAAAAAAGGGAAAGAAAGTATACTCCTTCAGATCACTGAAGCATACTACAAAAAGGAACTTCGCCGACCATTCATCTTCGTTGGTGTTATACTGCTTCTCTTCATATCGTCCCTCATAGGGCTAACACTAACTGTCATCTACAAATAGGAGGAACAAATGGAAAAGAAACTGACTGAAGCCATGTGCCCTACCGTTGTGCCGCCAGATTACCTAGGCGACGCAGTTTACGCAACCGACTGTGGCTGGGAGATTGTTCTCACCACAGGTTCTCATCACCGCATGGATGCTAGGGACATCATCGTACTTGAGCCCGCAGTTATCAACGCATTGATATGCTACATTAACCGCGTAAAGGAGGTACGCAATGCTTAGAACAGCCCGCACAAGGATAGTCCGTGGCATAGACCTACGAACCAAGGACACAGTCGTCCTGCATGATACAGTCTATGTCAATAGGCTCCACACCCTTATTCACATCTGCTACAAAGACTTCCCAGATTCATGGATGCGGATAAGACTGCCCAAACGGAAGGATCTCCGCACGATGCACGATACTTTGTTTGAGGGTTTCATACTAGCATCCTATCGGAGGTTCGTATGATGCGACCAAGGTTCGAGTGCAGCCTCTGCGGTGCACAAAAGAGGATAGCTTATCGTGTGTGCCCTGATTGCCACACCCAGTTCCCGGGCTGGATATCGCTAATTGACAAGTACTATACTCCTACAATACAAGGTGAGTTCCAGTTCCATGCTCGTTCAACAGATCCAGACACATCGCACGAAGCTGCTGAACTAGCAGACGCAGACACCATCTGTTCCCGGGTACTTGAGATCATCCGTAGTTACGGTGCTTCCGGTTGTATCTCCGATCAGGTTTGTGAGCAAATGTCCGAACACCGCAGGCAAGCAGTAACGCCGGCTTACGCTAGACTTTTGGAGAAACATCTGATCGCAGATTCTGGTATCCGAAGAGTAGCATCCGCCACTGGGCGTAGGCAACGTGTAATGGTAGCGATTGACTTCGCCCCAACCCCTCAACCAAAAAGGAGTGCTCCAATGACACCACCAAAGGACAGAAAAACCGCAGCACAAAAGCTCACAACCAAAGAAAGAAAGCACCTAGATTGGCTTAGCGAAAATGGAGCAACACCAACCGTCGTTATCCTTGCCATTATGTCCGCGGGAAGATCCCGTGGGTGGGCGCCAGCTTCAATAGCGGAGGAAATTGCCACATGGTTCCAGACGAAAAACTCTTCCAAGTCCACCTGCACAAGTACACTGCCGGAATCGTACTTTCCGGAGGATTCATTATCGCCGCAGCGCCCTGCTTTCGATATTTCATTGGACGGCGAATAACTGATCTTCCAAAAGCAGCAAAAATATTTATCGCGAAGAAACACGATTTTGTTTGACACGCTGACAAATCCATGTCATTATATAATTAATGAATGAGAACATGATGCTTAATTCCGGGCGCGAAAGGAGTGAACACTATGTCAGCCCATGTGCAGATCAAACTAACTGATGAACAGCACAAGAGACTTAAAATCTTTTGTGCCGAAGCAGAGAAAACCGTCGGACAAGTTGTCAAGGAAGCCTTAGAGGCTTACCTAATTCCCAAGGAAAAGGAGAAGGAAAATGGCTGAAGAAACCGTCGAAACCACTGAAGAAGTAACAAAGCGCCCGAGGAAACTTACCAAGGACGTGAGCGATCCCAAGGTCTGCAAGATCACTGTCATTGGCGGGACCAAGGGCGAGATGCTCTTCCCCCTGAGTGACCTCCCCGACAGCATCATGACGATCCTCCCCTGCTTCGCCGTCGGCCACAAGCTCGGTGATGCGGCTGCTGGTGAGAGCGGCGCTGATGCTGAGGCGTCGATCACAGCTACGTGGGAAGCCATGAAGAGCGGCAACTTTACTGTCAGAACCCCGGCGGAACCGAAGGTCACTCTGTCGGCTATCAAAGCCAACCTCGAGAACCTCCCGCCCGAGCAGCAAGAAGCCGCCAAAGCACAACTGGCGCTCCTGGGCATCACGCTGTAATCTCACAACATACCCTACGTTTGCATCTTGATCCTTCCTGCCGAGAGTTGACCTTAATGGGTGCCAACCACAGCAAAGATGCGAAGTTCCTTAAAGGGGTAGCCGGATACAGGTAACTCCGGCACTTTTTCAAGCGATGTCAAAAATTGACGCGGTCACTGGCGATTAGGGCCAAAGGAGATCCCACCATGTCTGACCTTCCTATTTCAATCAATAATCTCGACAACACCAAACGGCAGTCTTTCCGTACTTGTCCTCGCAAGTTCTACTGGAGCTTTGTCCGCAATCTCAAGACGTGCTACGGCTCTAGTGCACTTCGCTACGGCTCAACTTGGCATGCTGGAGTAGATGCTTACTACAAGCACGTCAAGGAGTTCGGCTGGGACAAAGGCGCCGATGCCATCACCGTCTCCGCCCAAGCCATGAAGAAGGAATGGGACGAGATCACTAACACCAGCGGCCAGACATTCTACAATGACTACCGCACCCTCGGAAATGCTTTCCTTTCATTCGCAAAGTACCTCGATTACTTCTTTGCTGATGAACACACCATGAAGATAATCCAGACCGAAACTCCCTTCAAGATTCCAATGGCACAGCAGCCAAACGAAATCCCTGGGGTACCAGACTTTCGAGTACTCTTTCCGCGCCTTGCTCCTTTCAACTTCACGGGAGTCATTGACGGAGAGATTTACCTCAATGATCGCTATTGGATACTGGAGCACAAGACTACCAGTCAACCCATCGCAACACAGGCACAACGCCTACACCGCAGTGCCCAAATCATTGGCTATACCTGGGCCGCGACACAACGCCTTGAAGAGCCTCCTGAAGGAGCCATGATCGGACTGCATCATCTGTCCTGTTACAAATCAAAGAAAGATAACTCCTACGGTGAGCCAAAGATCGACTTCCTTCGCTCGCCTCAGTTCTTCTCAGCCCGTGATCTCGAGCAGTGGATGGTGTCATTCTTTGCTTGTGCCAACGATCTTCAAGAAGAATATCAACGCAACCTCTGGCCTATGTGTCATGACAACTGCTACCAGTACGGCGCGTGCGCTTACATCATGCTCTGCGAGCAGAACCGCCATGTCGAAGACACTATCATTCCTGAGACTCACTTCTTTGTGGGCGAGGCTTGGGACCCGGCGAAGGATATCGCTGTTGACGGAGGTGCGTAATGGCACTTGCAAACTTACGGCAGAAACTCAGCGCAGTAAAGCGACTTGCACTCACTATCGACGGATCGCTCGATCACCACGCTATAGGTGTAGATACAGATTCTCTCTGGCATTGGCACACGGATGAGTTAATTACCACACACAGAATCTGGATCAACTGCGAAATTGAGAAGAATGGCATCTCTCGAAGGGGAAGATCCTTTGAAGAAGCTTACTCCCTTGTTGAAGAAAGAATCAAAAAGTGGAAGGAGGAGCAAGATGCCAACCGTGAAATGGAAGAGCTCTTCACTTAGAGTTAAGCAGCAGAAATGGTGGCTGACAAAGGGCCGTATCGAAGCCGCTAAAGAAAGTCTGCTTGGCATCGCTCGTTCCCTCGACATGGGAGAACTCTTCCTACAAGAACTCGAGACAATAACCGATGCACTCGACTGGAACAACGATTTACGCTTCAAAGCACAGGGAGGTCATATCAAGAATGGAGGTGATACCAGTGGCACTGACAAACAGCATGGATCTTAAAGTCTCTGATCAGAACCTGAAAATCCTAGTCATTTCCGACTATGGACAGGGCAAGAGCGTTTTCGCTTCGACCTTCCCAACCCCAGGTCTTGTCTTTGACTTCGATCACGGCGGAATTACTTACAAGGGCAAGGACTTCACCCTCGCCACCTACGACATGAGCATGAAAGGCTGGATTGAATTCGAGAAGGAATTCCCCATCCTCATGAAGGAGTGCAAGGAAGGCAAGTACAAGACTGTCGTTGTTGACTCCACAACCATCATGTCCGAGCTTGCCATGGAACGCGCTCTTTCCCTCGACCCCAAGCGTTCCACAACCGGCGGTCCTCTCTGGAATGTTCACTACGGCATGGTCAAGAATCTTGTAGAAGGAAAACTCAGACAGATCATCGACCTTCCCTGCAACGTGGTAGTACTTGCTCATATGCAAGTAGTCAAAGACGAGGAAACTGGCGCAGTCATGGGAGTACAGCCTCTTCTACCGGGAGCTCTCAAGGACTCACTACCTGGCAAGTTCGATGAAGTCTACTTCGCCTTCGCCAAGAAGAAAGGAGACAAAGTTAACTATGTACTTCAGACCGAGTCTCGTGGAATGTATAAGGCACGTTCTCGCATCAGTGGTGTCGAACATATTCTACCCGCTGAAGTTAATAACAACTATCATGATCTCGTGGCTGCAATTCAAAAGAAAGAACCTCAAGAGTAATCCGAGCTGACCAGCTGCTGCTGGCAGTATATCCCACTAGCGCGTGAGAGCGCACAAGGAGAAACATCATGGAAGCAATGTCCGTAACGCAGTTCGAAACCGATTTTGATCTGGATACCGATGCAAAAGCACCGCCCGTGATTCCTCAGGGCAACTACCGTGGCTCCGTTACTGGTGTCACCTTCGACGGAGAGAAACAGAGCATCAACTTCGACGTGGTTCTGCAGGGTAACGACATGGTAATGACTGATGGCGAAACCCCTGTTGACGGTGCCAAGCTTTCCTATCGCATCTGGTTGCCCCGCGCCGAAGACGCCGATCAGCTCACCTCGTCTGGCAATCAGACCAAAGCCCAGTGGAAGATCAACAACCTGAAGAAGGTCTCCACTTCGCTCGGCATCAACATGACCACTCCGAAAGCCATCGCGGAGGGTCTCAACAACGGCGACTGGATCGGCATCGAAGTGATCGCCAACATCAAGATTTCTGAGTGGCAGGGTGACATCAGGAATGAGATCAACTCACTGATCGCAGCACCGTAGTAACATCCATCGGTTCATAGCATTTGCCCTAGGGAGGGTATGGTTGCTCTTCCTAGGGCTTTTTTACAAGGAGAAATTGTGAAAGACCGAACTTGGAGACCTAAGGTTCAGAAATGGCTCCCGTATTGGGAGAGGATGGTAGCACAACATGGAGAGGAAAAGGTCTTCAACTATCTCTCCAAAGGGGAAACTAAGTTCCTCGACCGCAAAGACCGCGTGGGACTTTTACAAGCGCTTGGCATGAGGAATCTGCCAGGGGAGGAAACAGAAAGTGAAACTCCACCAAGTACGCCCGCTATTCGAGAACAGTGACAAGTTAACCTTCGTCCTTGCTTATCGCGAGCGCCGTTACAATGAGCTTCTTACCAGCCGACAAGAGTCTATGGTCGAAAAAGTAAGAAAGGAACTGAAGCCCAGAGGCGCGACGAAACCAAAGACACCAACCTTTACAGCCGATCAACTCGCGGCACTGAAAGAGATGGGACTGATATGAACGAGGTAATAGGTTCGCTCGTAGGTATCCTGCTTGGTTGCCTTATTATCATCTACATCTACCCACGTATCTTTAAGTAACTAAGGAGTACTTATGATCTACCTAGCATCTCCCTACTCATCAGCCACCCCACTCGAGCGCGAAGAGCGATTCCTCTGCGTTGCAGCTTACGCTGCTCAACTCATGGTCGAACGCAAACGAGTCTACTCGCCCATTGCCCACTGGCATACCATCGACCGTCTTGCTACTGAGAAGATAGCATACGATCACTACATCGACTGTGATCTGCACTTCCTGTCCCTCTGTGAAGAGATGTACGTTCTTTGCCTGCCAGGATGGGAACAGTCAACAGGAGTAAAGATAGAAATCGACGAAGCCAATAGACTTGGAATCCCGATAGAATACATCCACTTTGGAGAGCAACTATGAGCCACACACTACTCGATCAAGAACGCCAAAAGGAAATTGTCGACCCGTCCAAGGTTATGACTATCCACCCATCTGCTGTTAAGCTCTCCGAAACTCAGAAGCGCTTCCGGCAGGACATGGGCGATATCAAAGACCTGGTCAAGTCGATCAAGGAAAAGGGCCAGATCCAGCCCATTGTAATCAATCACGACTACACTCTTATTGCAGGCGGTCGTCGTCTTGCTGCCTGTATTATGGGAGCGATGAATGTCAAAGCAGTATTCATGGATGCCGTCGATCCTATCGTCATGCGTCAGCTCGAACTCGAAGAGAACATCAAACGAAAAGCTTTCACGCCGGCTGAAGAAGTCCTCGCGATGGAAGAGATCCACAAGATGAAGCAGGCACAGTACGGCAAGACTGAGCCCGGGAAGGCTGGCGGTTGGACACTCGAGGATACAGCGGCTCTAGTAGGTAAGTCCCGAGGATCTGTCATATCCGACTTGCAGATGGCCGAGATGCTCAAAGCGTTTCCCGATCTCCAGAATGCTAAGAAGAAATCAGATATCTCTAAAGCAGCAAAGGCTATGGAGAAAGTAGCAGCCAATATCGTGGGCCTTGCCAAGCACGAAACCAACAAAGCCCAGCATAGCCATCTTGTAAAGCTCGACAACGCTGATGCACTCGAATGGATGAAGACACTTCCCGAAGGCTACGCAGATATACTCCTTACCGATCCTCCTTACGGCATCGAGTACCAGGACGTTGGCATGACCATAGGAGGAACCGGCGGGAACCTGACTACCTCCGGCTTCAAGTTCGACGACGGGAAGGAGAACGCTCTTGAACTGTACCAGACATTATCTCGAGAAGCTTTCCGCTTTACAACGGCAAGTGCACACGCCTATGTTTTCTGTGGGCCTGAACATTTCTGGACGCTCCGTGGAGTGTTTGAGTCTGCCGGATGGCTCGTTCATATTAAGCCCCTTATTTGGATCAAGCGCTCAGTGGGACAATGCAACGTACCAAGTGCTTGGCCAGCCTCCTGTTACGAAATGCTCATGTACTGTCGAAAGCCTGCTTCAAGACTTATCAAAGAAGGCCAACCTGACTGGATCGAATGTGGTCTTGTTGAACCTTCAAAGCGAATCCACCCAACAGAAAAGCCTACCTCCCTCTTGGAGAACCTTATTGCTCGTAGCGCTAACCCAGGAGCTACTGTTGTCGATCCTTTTGCCGGCTCCGGTTCTACGCTCGAAGCCGCATTCAATCAGAAATGTATCGGAGTTGGCTGTGAGAAACTACCACAAGCATATGCTGCAGCAGCGGCGAGAATAGCTGGCTTTCTTAAAGGAGGTTAGCGTGAGTACAAAAGCTATAGTAATCATTCTTTCTATTACCTGCGTGCTAGCTTATACTATGGCAACACTTCAATCACACAAAGCTAAGTATACTATGCCAATGGTATCTTCACATGGGCCAGACTGCTGCGAAAGGCTCGCCAAGAGAATAGCCATGCTGGAAATACTACTATGTGGTATTCTACCAGAAGATAAAGCCTGTTGTTTCTGCCACGTTCCTAAACACAGCAACGTCAAAAATTGACACGGTTACTGGGAGGATAAAATGGATCTGAGAATAGTGAACTATCTTGCTTGTCGTATCGACGGAGATGCTAAGATGCTCAAAGAGCTCGAGTATCAAGCTACCCGCACCAATCAACCGCTTGCTGAGAATCCTACTTATACCAAGGTTATTAGAAGTATGCGCTCTGATGCCCTTGAGCTTGTGGAGGAACTAAAGTGATGGTACCTAACGAAAGGAACGCAGGAAAAACAATGGTGTTCCTAACAATCAAAGTACTATGGTACAAAAAGGCACTCCAAAAGATCGCCAAAGGAACTGACGATGATAACTGTCCTTTGATGGCCACGGAGTTACAGCAGATAGCGCGTAAAATACTGGAGGAATACGATGATACCCACTGAAGGACCCGCCTCTGCTGAGATTATGCTCGTTGGCGAAGCTCCGGGTGACGCAGAAGTCCGTGCCGGCCGTCCATTCACTGGCCCTTCTGGTTCCATCCTGGATAGGCTTCTCCAAGAAGCTGGAATCTCCCGACACGAGGTACTCCTAACCAATGTCTGTCGAGACAAACCACCAGGTGGCGATCTCTCTTTCTTCTTTCTAGACGGCAAGAAGATGAGTCAGCCCAAACCAATCTTCGAATCCTATATTGCTATGCTCAAGCACGATATAGAAGTCTATCGTCCTACAGTAATCATAGCCCTAGGCCAGATGGCAATGAAAGTTCTTACTGGTCTGCATGGAATCAAAGAGAACAGAGGTTTCGTCAATGACTGTTTGCTTGCTCCAGGAGTCAAGGTTATCACAACTTACCACCCTGCCATCCTCAATTACGATTACAAGCTTTCATTTACAGCCGTCATGGATTTCCGTAAAGCTATACGTCACGCCAAGCGTCCCTCCTTCTGGTACACAGAGCGAACACTGGTCGATAATCCTACCGCGCAAGAGTTCATAGATTATTGTGACGAGGTCGCAGACAAGGGCGAGGTTATTGGCTTTGACGTAGAGACAAAATCTCCTGGCGCCCACATTAATATTCTGGGCGTGTCCCATCGTAGTGATTATGCTATGTCTCTAGACATTATGAACGGCATTAATCCTAAGTACGATGAACAGACTGAACTACGCGTATGGCAGGCTATATCGAACCTTGCTAACAAGTGTCCTGTCGTCATGCAGAATGGGAACTATGATACCGCTGTAGCCCTGCACAATAACGGCATTTATTTCAAGCATTATCTATCCGATACCTTGATCGCTGCCCATTCACTGTGGCCAGAATGCCCAAGGTCTCTCGGCTACCTTGCGTCTGTAGTCCTAGACGTACCTGCATGGAAACATACCAGCCGAGAATCTCCGACACTTTACAACGCTGCTGATGCAGCAAATACTCTTGGTATCTGGAATGTCCTGTCTGTACTGATGGACTCTTATGGCGTCAGACCAATCCATGATTTCGAGATGTCTCAGATGCCTGTGTCTATCATGCTTCAACTCCAGGGCATCTACGTCGATCGAGTTAAACAAGCCGAGCTACTCAAAGCTATCCACGAAAGAGGTATCGCTCTTGACGAAGTCCTGTTTAAGGCCATTGGAAGAAAGGTCAACCTCGGTAGTCCTAAGCAACTACAGCAACTCCTCTACATCGACATGGGTCTGCCTGTCCAATACAAGCGGAGAAAGAATGCCTCGGAACCGCGAAGAGCGACGACGAATGAAGAGGCTCTCAGGAAGCTCCAACAGCACACCAACAATCCGCTCTTCGAACTCATCATCGAGAGAAAGAAACTGGATAAGCTCCGAACCTTCGTGGACATAGACTTATCGCCGGAGTCTCGTGTCCATACCTGCTATAATATCACCGGCGCAACCTCTACTAAAGAGGGGAAAGGATTGGTGGTCGACGATGAAGATCAACATAAATCATTCGCTCGTTGGTCTTCGAGCGCGAGCATTATATTACCGTTTGGTAGCGGTAACCTACAAAACATACCTAGTGCAGCGCGCAAGATGTATATCGCGCCGCCAGGTTTTAAGTACGTCCAAGCCGATTATAAACAAGCAGAAGCGGTTGTGGTCGCATATCTTATTGGGGACAACAAGCTCAAACGCCTCTTTCAGGAGAGCTTTGGAAAGAGCTCTGAGGAATGCGAAGCCAACGGCTGGGATATCCACAAAATAACTGCGGATATGATCTTCCGCTGCGGGGTTGAAAATGTCACTAAAGACCAAAGAAAGGTCGGAAAGCTTACTCGACACGCTACGAACTACTCGGCTGGTCCTGGAGTACTTGCTCCTAAACTTGGAATTAGCACAAAGGCGGCTAAGACTCTTCTCGATGCTTTCCATCTTGCTTGCCCTATGCTCAGTATTTGGCATAGTCGTATTCAACGTGAACTCCAAGCCACTCGTACTCTTACAAATCTTCTTGGTCGCAAGCACAGGTTTCTTGATCGGTGGGGAGATAGTCTTTTTCGTAGTGCGTACGCTTATATCCCGCAGTCAACTGTTGGAGATCTACTCAACAAAGCCCTCGTACGCTTATACGACAACTTCGGAGAAGAAATAGATATTCAACTCCAACTGCACGACGCTATCTACTGCCTCGTCCCAGAAGAAAAAGTCCAGTACTGCATGGCCGCAATGAAGGAATCAATGCTGATTCCACTCGAGTTCAACGGAGAGGAGTTCATGATTGACGTAGACTTTAAGGTCGGTGACTCCTGGGGAGATTTGTATGACGCAGAAATCGAAGAGGACTGGGAACTCGAGGAGGAGTAATGCTATCTGTTAAGATCTGCTGTTCGCACGTTTGTGCTGATACTGAACATCACAAGTTCCTCTTTCAGCTTAGGTGTTTAGGGACTGGATACGCTACCAAAGACCGTGACGTTAGAGTGGGAAATGACAGATACTTGTTTGTTTCTCAGAACAGCGATCCAGAGACACTTTACGGCTTGGTCATAGACGCCCTTACAACTTGTGGGAGAGTTACAAATGAAGACATACTCGAAGTCGCGCGGAGTAGGAGGCGTTAATGTCAAACAGGAAGTTATCAAACTGGTTAGACGCTTATGCAGAGTTCACGGAGAATACAGAATCCGCTCCACTGTTTCATCGGTGGGTATCTTACTCTATGGTCTCCGCAGCGTTGAGAAAGAAAGTTTGGCTATCTCTTGGCCGGATAAAGATATTTCCGAACTTGTATATCGTCTTAGTAGCGGAACCGGGTATCGCTCGAAAGTCGCAAGCCATATCTTTCGGGGTAGATATTCTGAACGAAATTCCAGCAATTATCGTCTCTGCGGACTCGATAACAAAAGAAGCTATGCTTCAAGACTTAGAAGGCGCAGCCGTAGACGAGCCGATGCCCGACCAAACGATCTTCAGACACGCATCACTTAACATCATCTCAAAGGAATTCGAATCGTTCTTAGGGCAGAAGGGCGAGAACACTAAGATGCTTGTCCTTCTCACTGATCTCTTCGATGCCCAGGAGATACCATGGAAATACAGGACGAAGAACTCAGGGAGCAATACGATACCGTCTGTCTACTTGAACATACTCGGTGCTACTACCCCGGAGAGCCTTGCCTCTTCTCTTCCGACAAGCGCTATCGGGGGTGGACTTACATCCCGCATAATCTTTGTGTGGTCTGCGCAGAAGACAAAGAAAGTACCGATCCCTGAGATCACTCCACAGATTAGACAACTAAGGGAGTACCTCATCCATGACCTCTCAATCATCGCCAGAATCTCTGGCAACTACGTTTTCTCAGCTGAAGCAATCGAAGCTTGGAAGGCTTGGTATACAGATTATGACGAGACTTCCCCACTACGTATATGTAAGGATTCAGCGTTTAATGGTTGGTACTCGAGAAAGCCCATGTTTATTCAGAAGCTTGCCATGGTACTCAGCGCATCGGAAACAAGTGATCGCATTCTTCATTGGAGTTACTTTGAGAAGGCACTTAAGGCGGTCGAAGATGCTGAAAGAACAATGGGACAGACCTTCACAGCGATTGGAAAGAGCGAAATTGCTACGGAGGTTGCTATGGTGATCGACATTATCAAGCGATACGGTACGATCAGCGAAAAGCAACTCATGCAGATGACATGGAGGGACTTGGACTCGCACAAGTTTACTAATGTCATTGATACAATCAGTAAGACAGGCTTAGCCAAGCGAGAGTTTCGAGACGCAGCCGGTAATCCGGGCGTATTCTACGTATGGAAGGGGAACTAAGATGGCATACGGACAAGAGTGTATGGTAGCATCACCAGAAACATCAATGGCTCAGATCGAACTGAACGAACTTGGTGCGGTTGTTAACGAACTTGAGACAGAGGTAAGGTTCCTATTCGAAAAGACAGACGGGTATCGGTATACTCCTGTTGACAAAATGGAGAAGACCCCGGGATTACAGCAAGCACTGCCAGCAATTCCTCCGTACTTCGATCAACTCAGAAGCAACAGACTGCGACTGGAGACGATTTCCAGATCGTTGAATGAGCTTAGGAGGTCCCTTGCCCTCTGAACGCGAAATGGAATCTGCATTAGATATCCAAAGTGGTGGCATCCACTACAAAGACTGCCCCATTCAACCTGGAGTATTTTGTCACGTTAACCAGTTACCGTACTTCGATGCAGCTGCCGTCAAGTATATCTTCAGGCATAAGGCCAAAGGGAAAGCTGCTGATATAAAGAAAGCTATTCATTGCTTGCAACTTATCCTAGAACTTGACTACAATCTAAAGAGTAAAGTAACCTATGCGGAATAAGAAAAGGGGAGAGGCCTTACAGCCCCTCCCTTTTTGCTTCACCGTACTTCTTACTTCCTACGCATTAACAGCATCTGCTGCCGTGTCTCCGATGATATCATCCAGTTGCTGCAAGTCGGCCGCAGTAATCTGAATCCCACCAGCGATCTGCTCTTGCAGCACCACGATCTGATCTTTCAGTGTTTGAAGTTTTGCATTGACTGCATCATGGGCCGCAACTGCATCATCAATAACCTTCTGTACCTGTGCATCCATAGCGTTCATTCTCCTTGTTAGTTGTTTGATTGCTTTCCTTTGCTTCAAAAGTTCCGCCAGTACATCGAGATACTGCTGGTTCAGTTTCACTCCTTCCTCCCTTCTAGGGTGTAGTCACCACCTTCTTCTGGCGGTTGGTAAAGAAGCCAAGAATGGCCACCGCTACTGCTGACCCGAGCTGAAAGTAATCAGCCGTAGTCATGCTTCCATGTGCGACGTTGACTGCTGCCGGTGCTCCAATTAAGCCACCAGCCACAGTTCCAACTACTGTTGCGATCCGATCGTAGTTCACTAACACTTCCCTCCCTTTGGTTTAGGACCTTTCATTCCTTTCGGCATCTGCTTTGGCATTGCTACCTGGCTTCCCTTTGGCATCTGTATTTCTCCTTTCTCCAGCGAGGTCAATTTTTGACGCGCCAGTAGTTGAGTTAGCTTCAACTTGCCAATGGCGTATCCATCCTAGAAACTTCTGCCAGAATGGTATGTACGTCCATACGCTCATTCTTTAACTCCAGGAACTGCAAACAGGTACTTAAGACTTCCGCCCTTGTACGTTTCAGGGATATCGTCCTCAGAGATCTTCATAGCTTTTTGCACAGCTAAAGGAATCGGACCTCCCTTTCCAAACCAGTGACGGAAGAACGTTGATACTGTCCCGAGGTCTTCTTTCTCCTCGCCGGCTCTGAGTGGCGGAGGGGCGCCTTCAATGGTCTTGTATGTAGCTTGAACTATCGGACTTGCAGCAAGTACAGGGTCTTCCTTACCAACCTGCAGGAAAGGAATATGGAACGTATGCGGCTGGAGATTAACTCCTAACTGCTGCCCACCATACAGTACACTTCCAACCAATAACGCTTCTCTCATGAAGGTCTTTGCTACTGACTGACCAACCAAGTTCTGCGGAGCCATAAGAGCGTCTCTAATTGCGCTCCCCTTGAACTCTTTGTCGGCAGTAGATAGCAGACTCCTAATCCCAACCAGATCCTTGGCAATATCTGCGAGTTTCTGCCCTTTGATAAGTCCTCGGCTGGTCTGCAGTCCTCTCCCCATTTCCATAGCCATTGCAACTCTGCGCTCCATGATCTTGAATGGAGTATTCTGGAAGAGAACTGCTGCACGCACAGTGGGATTCTTCATCCACGAGGGATTTAATACTCCACCCATGAAGTTATTAGTAATAATCGTATCCCAGATATGTACTAACGCTTGTTGCTCTGTAAGCCCCATCTTTTCTGCCATCATCTTGGCAGCTAGGAAGCTGTTACTCCTGTCGACCATCTCTATACCAGTGATCATGCTGGTCGATGCCTGTGTAACCTTGTTTAGATTATCCATGAACTTACTTCTTGTCGCGTAGTCAATTCCGAGATCATCAAACACTGAAATAAAGTTATGCATCTGCGTGAAGTTTGCAAGTACTAAGTCCTCAGAACTTCTTCCAACTTTCAGTCCAAGATTTCTAAGGCCCGGGACTTCTTCAAGCAACTGTGCGGCAGCATTCTTTACAGCAATTCCTGTTGCTTTGGGCAACTGCTTGAATGCGTCAGTGCCATACTGCGACAACACGCCGAGCTGTTTGAACAAGTGCTTGAATGGTGCGGATGGCAGTCCTCCAAGCAGCCGGAAGGTTTCTGCGGTCGAATACAGTTGTGCTGCTTTGTTCCAGTTAGTTTGTGGGTAGCCTGCGAATGCTTCACTGATTCGGTCAAAGAATCCTTGCACATCCTCATACCCCTTTATCATAGGATTATTCTTGAAAGCCCACCAAGAATTCTCCTTGCCTTTACCCCAGAAGCTAGCTCCCATGATTCTCTTCTCAGTATCAGGAACATACTGACTGAAGTTGGTCGCATACTCAGGGATATAGTTCTGCGCGTAAGCTCCACGGTGATGGAACTTGGTCATGTTCAGTCCACGATGCACTTCCTCAGGAGTAATGCTAACTCCCATCGCCCCAAGCTTCTTGGAGAACGCTTCTACGTCAGGAGCCCCACCAAGACGAGAGTACTTATTGTATGGGCCAGACATTGGTTTGAGTCCTGCTTCGGTTGCCCGGGCAGCGTATTGATCATACATTCCTCTTGCGTGCGCAATAGCAATCTGATCATCCTGAGTAATCAAGTCCTTCAACCAGGGTCTCTTCTCAAATGATGCTGTATCATCTAACGCCAGCGACCATCTGACGGTAGGAAACTGCTGCGCCAAGGGCATAACTTCCCTATCGTATGCAGCATTAAATGCCTTCTCATCAAAGCCAAGTTTCTGTTTTGCTGCTCCTACTGACTCAAGTTCTGCCTGTGCTTCTGACAACTTCGTCTGGGTATCAGCAAACCACTGCTCTCCTCGCTTCTTTGTGGGAGTTGACTCGAGCAGCTTATTCAACTTGCTAACACTGTTAGTTAGCAATTTCTCACGGCTATCCAGTACGGATGCCAGCATTCCTTGTTCTTCCATCTGAGGTTGGACGCGCTCAGCAAAAGCCCTAACTGCTTTCTGCGCTTCCTTAATTGTCCTTGCTGCCTCCGGATGATCTTTGATAATGTTACCCATAGCGCCCATGAATAGGCCAGTGTTATGATACACAGCTTGCTGCCCCTGTCCAAGCTCAGCAGCTATGGCTCCAACAACTCCCCCTTCTGGCGACAGTAGTTGATTGATAAATAACTTCGACTGGAAAGCCAGGGTTGTGAACCGTTCTACTCCCAGAGGCAAACCTTCCTTCCTCTTTAGAACAGTTTCCTTCAGGGCCGTTCCAAGTTGCCTTGCCGTCATACTCCTGTCCGTAGGAAGTGGAACTTGCGGAGCTGTTGTAGGTATCATCTTCATCGGAACAGCAACTTCCTTTGCTCCTTCTGGCAAAGGCATTCCAATCCAGCCATTCTTAAGTGCTTGTACCCAAGAAATTTCTTTCTTGGCAATCGCATCAGCAATAGGCTTGGCGGTAAAAGCTTTCTTTGTAAGTGTATCTATTGTGCCAGCGTCAGCATTTGATGGCGCGATAAATCCTGCTGCAGCTAACGCTGCTCCAACAGGAACTGCAACTGCTGCTACTTGAGCAAGTCTGATTGCCCAATTGCTTGCATCTTCAGACACAGCAGTAAAGTAAGGTTTTACTACATCGTCTTTAAGAGCTATAAAAACTCGATGATTCTCATTACGACTTACTCCTCCGGTGTGTGTGATAGTATCGTATCCATGCTCTGCCAGAAACTTATTAGCTTTATCCTTACCGCCTAACTCAGAAGCTAAATAAGAATACACATCTCTATTGGTTCTGAGATTATCAGATACAAATAAATTCCAGTCGTGTCGGATCAAAGATTCTTTATCTGGATATTGCTTTGTACCCCAAGAAAATCCATGTGTATCCGGCTGGTGATCTTTCTCCCACAACTCAGCCATTTGTTTAGCACGTAAATCCCTAATAGCTGCCATAGCAGGGTCATCGAGCATTCTAGCAGCTTCGTACTTTTGTCGCATTTCAGCAGGAAGCATCTCAGGTTTTAGCGCAGTTTGTCTACCGAACATCTCCACATATGGTTGCCCTAAATGATTTATCTTTAAGTCAAAACCAGCAAACGGAGAATCGCCACCAATCTTACCTAAATTTGCTCCTGTTGCAGGTACGACAGTCTTGTCTATATCAAAGACATTCTTAGGCTCCATGATAAGGGGACGAACGTTAGGACCTGAGTCGGCTCCAAGTGCTTGAAGCTTTTTAATATCTCCAGGTAAAAGTTTATCACTTGATTGGCGGTATCCTAGATCTTCAAGCTCACTGATGCGTTTTGGAATAACAGTATTTTCTACAAACCTATCAAAGCGCTCCAAGCCCGAATTAATAATAGACTGCACATCGTACTTAGTAAGTTCTGTGCCTTTAGTAAGTGCTCGCGATGTGGCGATACCGTAGTCGTCAATATAACTCCCCATTAACACATCGCCAGATACAGGGTCAATGATATCTTCTAAAGCCTTTTTACCTATCAAACTTTTATAGAGATTTCTATTTTCGTCTGCTAAGGCTTCAGAGATTTTTGGGTGGAATTGAATTCTTCCATATTTATCTCTTAACTCCCCAGCGTACCCACCAGTAATATTTTCTGTATGAGTATCTTTGACGAATGGCCTTACTATATTATATAAAGCGTGATCTTCTTCAAGAAAATCATCAAGGTACTGGCTATCCTGCATAGCCATTTCACCTGATTCAAGCTTATTTCTAAGCCAACGAGCTTGAGAACTTGTTCGAGCAGTAACACTCATTCCATCGTTACTGGATTCGGCTCGAACTTTCTTTAATGCTTCTATAAGTCCTTGCTTATCTTCAATTACATGCCCAGTTTTAGTGAGGTTTCCCTGAGTCATATACACCCCAGGGCCATACAGATTACTTGTGCTGCTTCCTGCGACTGTAGGTATATCATGACTGCCAGCAGTGCCATGCACACCAACAACTCTATCGGTCTTAAATCCGGCTGCTTCCATTACCGCTTTTTCTTGCTCCCAAGTCATTACACCAGACTCGTTGCCAAGAGATTTAAGTAAACTCTGGCGCAGTTCTGTACCACTAATAGGCTCAGAAATATCAGGTATATGTACCCATCTACTGTTGGATGGAATTCTCTCTCTTGCGGCAGCAACAATTCTATTTGCTTCTTCTGGAGTGTATTTACTTAACGGGGAAAATAACTGTTTCTTAGGTGCAGCAATTTCATCCATCTTCTTTACTGCAGCATCCATCACCTCAGGAGTATTACTAAACTCCTTCTTAGCGATGGTCTTCGCAACCAGCCCATTAGTAATCTTCAAAGTCGGATCGGCGAGTCTGTCCAACTGTAATTTAACAACAGCTTTCATACGGTCCGGAAAGCGCTCATACAGGCTATCTCCAGATAACTTTCTAGCCATCGCTTCAGCAAACATTTCCCTACCGTTAGGCATAGCTGCCCCAGTAGCACTTTCCAATGCTTGTACTTCTTCGACAGGCAGACTTGATCTGATTTGATTTAAGTAGTCTGTGTTAATCCTAGTAACGTTATGGGAAGCTTCATGTAAAGCTACTTTTCCTGGTGTGCTTCTTCCTGAACTTCCTTCAACAATAGCAGTTCCAGGTTTAAGATAAATCTTGCCTTCGCCGGTAGCAACCCAACTTTCTTCTGGTACGTGCACAGCAGAAGTTCTACCGTACATATTAGAAGCAAGTTCTTTTGTTTCAGGAGTTCCACCGAGATCCTTCCACACTTTCGCAACAAACTCACGGAAAGGTTTTACAGCAACTACTTTATCAAACATAGTATTAGGAGCCGCCTGAATACCACTACGAAGCTCTGCGAGAGCAGTAGACTTTGTTCGTAACTCCATAGCCTTTGCTGCTTGGCGATAGAATTGTGCCGGCGTAATTGCTTCAGCAGTATCAACTTCACCTGTTGCCGGATTGATAGCAAACGCCCCAAGTCCTGCGCCGCCAGCAACTAAGCCCATTCCCAACTTCTTAGCGAAGTCATTTTTTGACGGGGTTACTGCCGCAGCGGCTACAGCCTTTTCTTGTTCAGCTGCTGCCTCTTCAGCCACAAGTCGTTTAGCTTTATTAAAGAGATCCTTCGGACCTTTAACTCCATTGGCATTAAGAACACGCTTGAGTTCATTAGCGTCAAGTGTTCCAGTCCCACCAAAGACTTCCGCGGCAGTCAACTCTTTAACAAAGTCATCTGCTGTTCCACTTGCACGAGCAATAGTCTTGGCGATATCTAGTGCCGGCTTCAGTTCTTCCTTGGCGCCTGCCTCCATCCGACTGGTAAGTGCAGCAATATCTGCTGCCTCCATGTTCATAGCAACAGTCTGCGGTACTCCCTTACCAACCCTATCCATTACCTTTTCGAACTGAGGTTCACTTAGTTCAGATAAGCCCATGAAAGGTTTTGAGCCATAAATCTTTTCGAGATCTGCAATTGCAGCTTCATGCAGTCCAATAGGAGCACCTGGACTTTTAACAGCATCTTGGAGTACGCCATACCGAAGTATATCAGTTTCTTTAGTAAGTGCAACACCCTCAGGAGTAACTGAGATTGGAGCAAGTCCTGTGGGAATAACCGGCCTTGCATAGTCCATTGCAGTAGCAACACGGCGGGTATAGTTATCTCCTTCAAGCGCATCAAGCAATGTCTGGCGTCCAGCAGCATCAGCCTCAGCCGCTTTAGCTGCTGCTTCTGCTGCTTTAGCTTGTGTTTTAGCAAGATTCTTTTCAAATGCCTCAACACCACCGCCCAAGAAAGGAACCTTCTTAAGTGTAGGCAGCGCGGTTTCTTCTATAAGACCTTTGCTTAATGCTTCCTTGACCAGTTTTCCTCCGACACTATTAACAATCTTATGTCCTCCACCAATAGCACCGACACCAAGAGCCAGTTCAATGCCAAGCTTGCCCCACGTTCCTTCGTGAGTCTTGCCATACATTGAGTTATCTACCAGCTCTTTTGCTTTGTCGAATACAAAGAACTCAGGAATAGCCATTATAGCCGCGCCAGCAAGCCCGGCTGCTGCTCCGGCAGGACCTCCAACTGCGGCACCCACAGCGGTACCAGCACGTAAGGCCTTAGCAACTTTATAACCAAGACCCAACGACTTGATGCCAGCTCCCCAAGCCATAGCTTCACCAGTAGAAGTTCCCTCCGACTCAACTTTCTTTTCTTTCAATGCTGCTTCGAAGTCAGCTTGCCCTGGAAGAGCTGCATATTTCTTGTTCTCTCCAAACAAACCAAAGTAGTTGGTAAGCTCAGAATCCTTTGCAGCTTTATACATCTGAGCTTTTTCCAGTGCCGTCTTGCCTTCTACGTCTGGAGTAGCAAGAACATTGGAAGCAGTTTCAGAGAGAATCCTCTTAGCACTCTTTCCAACGTTCCTCGGATCAGCCAAACTTTGCTCGAACTGATTCCTTATATTTTCAACCTGTCCCTTAAAGGGATGATCTTCAGGGATATTAGCTTCATGTGCTTCAGTCTTAGTAGCAAACTTGTTGTACTTAGGCTTAGCTGTCACCGGACTCAGCCGTGCCGCGACATTGCTGACCAGAGCGTCTATCTTACCTGGGTCATTTGCAACATCAGCTTTTTGCTTCTCCAGTGTCAGTAGTTGCGTCTCTTCTGGCGAGTGTCGAGTAACAAACGATCCACCACTGCCAGACAGAACATCATCAAGATTGAACATAGGACTCTCCTTACTTACTGTTAAGAACGCGTTTGGTATTTTCAGTGTCGAAGTAAGTAGGACTTCCTCCGAGGGCCCAGTTAACAAAGTTCGCTGGCTTATTTACAACGTCCATGCCAGCAGCAAGAGGAAGTGCAGCACCTTTACGCGCTAATCTTCCTACGCGCTTAGCGCCAGTAACGATTGGAATATCAGTGTCTGCTGACTCCTTCAATGACTCAAAGGAGATATTTGGAGTTGATCGAACAGCACCTGCCGTATGTGCTGCCTTGGTATCAAACGTTTCAGGAGCAAACGACGGCCCAGAATATGGAGTAGTTGTAGCAGTAGGAAGAGATACTTTACCAGGTTCTGCTTTGCCTTCAGCTACCAACTGCCGCATCCGAGCAACAGAATCATCTGGAACTCCGGCAAGTTGAGCTCCTTGTACATTAAGCAAATTCTCACGAATAAGCTTTTCATTCTGCATAGCATCACCATACTTACCAGCAATCTTATTAGCAATATCTTGACCAGCCGCTCCAGCAGTGTAATACTTAGCAGTACCTTTGTACGCTTCTGCCTGAGCAAGATTCTGTATATCTTCTTTCTTGGCAAGAGCAAGTTCAATGGCACCTTTACTTGTAGCCCCAGCATGCTCGATGCTGCCCTGATTAGCAATTCTCTGCTTTTCCAGTTCAGCCTCAGTTACCATCTTCGTCTTCTTCAGTTCCTTCTCGATATCGTTCTCACGAATCTTTTTACTGCCGGCTTGCAGATCAGTGTCATAAGTATTAGTCCACATAGTTACACCTTCCCTTCGTAGTTAATAGACTCAGATTTACGAGTCTGACCTGCGTTAACATTCTGATCAAGATATTCAGAAGCTTGACCACTGGCTCCGTAGGCAGCAGAAACATTCACGCTACCAAGCGCGCTTGCAACCATCTGCGCTGCGCTCTGTGCAACACTCTTCATCGCTTCGACCTGAGTCATGAAGTGTCGAATTGCAGCTTCAATAGCCGACTGCATAGCTGTAACTGCAAGTTGTGCTGTGGCTGTAGCTTTCTTAGAGCCAATGTCAAACGACTTGGCCATAGTATCTTCAGTTGCTATGCTCATCTGAGCAGCAACTTGATTGTTAGTTACTTCGGCTTTATACCGCTCGATAGCCGCCATAACCTGGGCTTTGCCTTTTTCAAACTTTCGCATTTCATTAGAGTCATAAACCTGACCAAGAACACCAACCACAGAAGTTGCTGCTTGGTAAATTCCAAGATTGAATTGTACAGCAAGGCGAGCAGACTCAGCCATAATTGCTGCGCTTGAATCACTAAGCCGCATAGTAGACTCGTTATTAACTTGTGTCTGCTTAGCAATCAACCGTCCAGTAGGAACGTCCCATCCAAGATCGTCCATCTGGTTGCACAACTCGTTATACGCAGCAGCGCGTATATCGTTCTGTCGCTGTACTTCCCGATTAAACAGCGCTGTCTCGGCATCGCCAAGCCCAGTACTGTACGTAGTAAGCTTAGCCGCAAGTTGGGCTTGAAGAGTAGTAAGTAATTGCTCTTCAAACTTCTCCGAAGTATAGTCTATATCAGTATTTGGCGGTTCCCCAGGTTCGTATCCTGTGATCGTTCCTGGAGTATACGTCGGAATACCTGCGATAGCATTTTCTGCTGCCGCAATAAGTCCACTTATGTCGAACGAGTCGACAGCAGTTGCGATCGAAGTAACATTCGTGTTAACTAGATCTGCAGCCCAATCAGCCCAGGCAGCAGCGTCGGTGTACTTAGCTTGTAACGCTCCGTACGCATTATTAAAGATTCCTGAGCTGTCGCCAAGTATAGATGCTACAGGTGGATCTGGCATTGTGTTCTCCTCAGTAACCGTGTCAAAAATTGACACCGCTTGAATTAGATTGGAGCAATTGGGTGAAAGGGCACAGTATCTATTACATTAAACCCTGGTAACGATATGATATTGTTATGTAAAGCATCGAAGAGTTTTGTGTAGCTACCGTCTTCGTGCTTCATACTAAGGAAGATATTGCTGTCTGCATCAAGTGCCCAGGAACCAATAGGCTCTTCTTTGTACGGGAAGCCAACATCGAGACGACCAGATTGAATTCCATTACTTGGCCACAGACTTGCAAAGAGTTCTGCATCAGCACGAGTTAAGTTAGTCCCACCTACTTCATTCCAGTGCGGGTAGTATTCAAGAGGATAGTCGCTTGGATTTTCGTCATAAAGGTGGGTATACTCCAGACCGTTAGGCAAACCGCTAGTGCTATGAGGCTTACTAAGATCAACCGTGCCATAACTCCCCCAAGGCAAGCAGACATAACTTTCGATAGTCCCACAGAAACCACTTCGATCTGACGCGCCTATACGCACTGTGCGGTAGGTATTTGATGACTTATCTATTGGGAACAAAGTACTAAATGGAAGTCGTATCTCTTGTTTAACTGTATTGTACAGTGTATGAGATAGATCAATTCCAACTACGTCCAGACGAATACTTTCTGGAGCAAACTGAGTCTGACCAATATCAGCAGAAACTGATAATGGCGCATTGCCAGTGCCTGATGCAGTAAACCAATACCGTGTATGCTCAAATACTACAATGTCATTTCTTAAGTCCATAAACAGAATTGTAGCATCAGTGTAATCTATTTCATCTGCTGCGGCTCCTGATTCAGTATACGTTGTTGGCTCATAGCCAGAAGCACTTCCAGACCCCATACCATTACTAAGATCAGTAATATAAGGATTATGAAGTTCAGTCAGCCTATGGTACTCAAGTGAATAATGTTTCGTCCTGTCACAGAGAGTCAGTACTTCTTTGCCATCAATCTTCAACACACTTTCATAGGTAATATCATGGCTATAACTAAGGTCTACTTGCTCCCCAGTTGGTCTCGCTGTATAAGGATAACATTCCCAATCAGGATCAAAGCCCATTACCAACTTCCCTTTTTACAGATTTGTGCTGGAATCCAAGCCTTTGCTGGCATATAACAACCACACAGCAAACAACGTTTATGAGTATACATTTCACAAGAGTTACAAATTTCAATTCTTCTTTTGTAATCTTCTTTAGTAACTGTCTCAAAGCCGGTAGCAACAAAGTCAACTAATGCTCCAGAAAAAGATTTCATCTGTTCCGTTAAAGAAGGAAAGTCGTCTGGTACTTCGACAGCACTAGCAGGTTTCCTTATATCTGCCCAGACCAAAGCAAGAACTTTCTCGTAATCTAATGCTGGGTCTTCAGACACAAGGATCTTAGCGTAATCTTCTGCTGTAATATATTCTTCCCCAGCAGCTAAGCGGTCTGCTAAAGCTTGAGCATAGTTAATTAACATGAGAAAGTCTCTATTGTGCAATTGTAGTAATTATACTGCGCTGCCTTGTCCGTAGGGCTGTACACTCGAGCATACCCATCCTCAACAACAATAAGACTGCCGTCGTAACCACCAGATGCAGGTTTTATACCATCTGGACAGCCGTAAGGAGAACTTCCACCCATCCATCTATAATACCACTGATGCCCATTGCAGCCAGAACAATTTCCATAGGTAAAAGAAGAATCAGAAGAGCACACTTGCGCCGGAGGAGAACAAGAACTTCCCCATCTAGGATACGGTGCTCCAGTCGACGTATGCCCAGAGCAGTTTGTCCAGCAGTACCATCCTGTTCTTTTAGCGTACTGCGTTCCATGCCAGCCGGTAGTAGGAGCAGGACCTACGTTAGTACCGCAGTAATTTGTTCGCATCCAGCCGTACGCTGAGCCAGATGAAGTAATCTTTATTCTAATACTAGCACAGTCTGTGTTATTGACACTGTATGTTCCATCATTTAAAGGATACAGCCAAACATTAAGCCCGTAACCTTCAGGACTGTATGGGGGTTCTTGAGTTGAAGCAGACCATGTTCCTCCAGCAACTGATACCACTGTTTGGGTATTACTAAGATTTAATGTTCCTTCTTTACTAGTAACTTCAGCGTAAGCAGTAATTGGCATCGTAGTACATGGCGAACAACAAGACGCCAACGAAGTAACTAAACCGTCTTCATTTATAGTACCACAAGAAATAGAATAGACAACTTCTGGTCTACACATCTGGAACACATTAGCAACAAAACTATCATTCACCGATACCCAGGACGCATTCTGCCAGAAGTAGTCTATGTGCCCTGAAGGAATATGATCTGATGGTTCTCCGTCGTCTACCCAAGCACAGATTCCAAAGATATTTCTATAGTCAAGATAATCATAGTCTGTTATGCTAGTTCCAGTTACCGTAACTTCAGCATAAACAGGCGTATCCCCTTTATAATCCACTGCAACAATCTGCGTTCCACTCTTAGTTATTGTAAGAGTTCCCTGTTTGGAATGACCAAGCATGTGCTTGCCGTCCCAAGGTGCTACGTAAGTTGCATAGTCCTCAGAGAACTTATCATAAGCATAAAAGCTTTTGCCGTGGTATCCAGGAATTGTTGTTCCAAATCCTCCATCTAATGGAATACTAACTTCGTCAGAAACATTTTCCTCGGAATACGTTCCGTCAGATTCCCACTTCCAGTCTCCAGCTAGAACTGAACTAAAAGCAGATCCACTAAACGTCCATACTCTTCCGCTCTCAACAGTCTTTGCTTCAGTTCCACTCTCATTGAAGAACCAAGAAACCTTCGGCCGCTCATCTGCCTTAGCTATAGCAAGTAACTCCCAACCGCTAGGAAAGTCTAAAGTCTTAAACTGGCCTGCAGGAGCGCCTGTGGTTTTGTATGCTTCGTACCAGTAACCAAGTCCGGGTCGCGGTTTAAAGACTACCGAGAAAACTGCGAGTGGATATTTTTTCTGCGCTGTAGCAAGCTGCCCATTTGCTTCACTCTCGGAAGAGTAGTATCCGTACGGAGTCTGTCCTGCTTCCTCGATTGTCCACCAGCCAGCAAAGCTGCTATAGCATGCTTTGACAATTACAAACAAGTGGCCATTTGCGTTCTTAGCTGCTCCAAGTATCTGAGCGTGATTGTCTAGTTCAAGATCAGAATACGGAAAATTTGCTTTAGGACCAATAGCAAGGATCTTTCCTCCTTCATAGACATTGGGTGTAAACGGAGTATAGATCGTCGATAACAGATACTCGGTATCAATGGTTGTTAAGTTTGGATAATGCTTCGAGGAATTCAAAGGAAAGTATCTTGTAGCTGGTCCGCGCCAGGTTAAAATAACTCTCGACTCTGCGTTTCCCTCTGGCAGTACAGGACCTTTCCAATCAGTATTACCACAGTCCAGCGATGATTCTTTGTACCTTATTTTAGTATCACCTAGTTCGTCCGTGATATACTGCTTAACTGTTCCCTTGGATACCGTCCAAGCGCCATCGTTGTATACTAATCGCTTGCTAACGTTTGCATCACCTATATCGTACAATCCTACTGCGGAATTAGGCACACAAGCAAAACCACGGATTAGGTGAGTTCTAATAACGATACCAAGCTGTTTAACTCCAGACGGAAGTGAGATTATAATATCTTCTTTGCCGAAGTTAATTGAGCATGATATAACAACGCCAGTAGAGTAGTAAACTTTCCTTGTGCCTACAGTAAGTTTACCTAACTGCATCTGCCTGCGTAATACAGCAAGTTGTGCTTTGGCCTCGCCACGCAGCAGATTCTTGGTTGTATCAGCATCATGTAGATTGATAGTAGAATACATTATCTTCCTGCTGTTGGGATATAAACTCCACGCAGTTCTTCAATCCTCATGTAACCAGACTTGCACTTAATCTTAACCGACAGGTTTGTACCAATGCAAGGACTTATTCCATTGACTCGATACTGATGAACCAGCCCAAGTTTAGGTGCATCCACAGAAACACTGTCGCCACGCTGGTTACTAACTGTAATCGTCAATGCTCCTTTGAACTCACCTGTCAGATAAAGACAATGGAAACGCTTTGCTTGAGGAGCACTTAAGTCTGAGAACGGAAGTGTTATACTGCTCTCATGACTGAAGTTAGTCTCGTCCAGAGAAAGCACTTTCGATGCTGAAGCAAAGAATGGAATACCGTCCTTCAGCGTTGTAGCAATAATGCCATTCGCATCTCGCTTCATGAAAGCTTTTGTCTTGAAACTGTAGTCAATGGCTGTATTGTTGCCATAAGCAATGTACTTACCATCAGCCATCGTAGTTGCAGTATACGAAGTGTTAAGTGCTTTTATATTATCCATGCTTTCTTCTGTGAGGTTTTTCACTTGACCATCTGGGGTCACTATGTACAAACCATTCTCAGCAAGAAATACATGCAAGTGGCCAATGACGCGGGAAACTAAACCGCTCCATAATGTCCTGTTAATTACCGGACAGGGATAGAAGCGTTTAGCAAAGTTTGCCGGACCCGATCCAGAATAGACAATGATGCCATCGCTATGCGTTGTTACTACGCAGCCAGGTATTGCTCCTGCTTGCCATATGGTTTTATAGCAAGGAATGAAATCATCAGCAAGATTCCACAGATCGTATCCGTAACCACTACTGTATTGAAGGAACGAGCCGTATGCAGCATAAAGCTTTGAGTTGTGAACAAAGGCCGATGTAAATACAGGCATCCCATAATACGTAATAGATGTGGGTGGCCCGGAATACTGCCCAACTCCCAACTCAGTAATAGTATCGACTCCGTTCTTAATTTTATACTTAGACCCATCTGGAAGATTAAAGCGAGTATCAATCAGTGTATTAACAAAAGCCGCTGTATTTTCTAGCGCAGTAGAAGAGTCAAGAGTTGTTAAGGTAGTGCCCAACAGTTTACTTAAAGTTCCTTCTGTTTGCACTAAAAATTTATCGCCAGCCGAAATAGCCAATATCGGATCTGCAGGTGTAACTATTGTAGCGTACCCCGGAGTCGTTTCTACACGACCATCAGGAGTTGTTGTGACATTCTTACAGTCTATAATTTCTGCTTCGCCTGTTTCAACATTTATCTCAGGAGCATTAAAGCTGCCACTGTCATTCATCCCTCGACAGACCCTAAGCAAAACAACTTCTTTCATCACACCCTCCAAGTGCTGCTAGTCTGATGGGTTCTGCTTCGGCCTATGAAGGCACCGAGTTCTAATATACCTTTTTCCACTTCACTTTCACTCCACGCCGTGTTAACTTTCAGTCCATCTATACCATCTTCCTGTTTAGAGAAAGCATATCTTGCTGCGCCATGCACCAGAAGTTTCATCTGTAAATGGTCAGGAATAAGATACGGTACATCGCTTTCTTTAACTAAAGCTGGAGGATTCAGATAACCTATAAACGTAATCGTCTGAGGTGTAAGGGGAATTGGCCAGTACCACAGATTTGTTCCTTCGACTGCTACACCTTCAACAGGCCCTGTTTGAGTTAGGTCTGTAATGTGCAGCGCGTCAATCATCCCCTCAAGATTAGGGTAGACTGCTATGGTATCTGAGATAACTTTGATTCTCCCCATGCGATCGCTCGTTAACGGCACAAACATCTGGTTCTCGACGGTAACGACTGTACCTACGCACTTTAAGGATGGGAAGTTTACTCGACTCCCCGCGTGAACAAGCGCTGTATTGATATAGCCGGGAATCAAGTCGAAGTAAACCGGGTCTTTAACGAGCAGTTCTACCTCAGTAATTAAAGTTGCAAAGTCCATCTGAATCCTCCAGAACTCGGGACCGCCTACCAGCGGCGTCAATTTTTGACATACCAGTAGGCGGCCCCATGTGATTAAGCAGACTGCACAGGAACTCGGGTGATGAGCATGTGCACTCGGTAGAGGCCACCAGTCCCTGAAGCCGCATGAGTCACAGCAACGATAGGCATGGTGGTTGCTGCGCCCACAACGATGCTACCAGCACCGCCAGCATAGGCGGCAACCGCGGAGGGGTAGTAAGCCGGAGTTCCCTCGGTAACATCCGCACTGGCAACATAACCATCAGTTGCCGAGTACGTGAAGGTGGCGCCGTCGACAAAAGCCTCGACCGGAACCGTCATGGCTCCGACAGCGACAGACGGTGTCCCTCCGGTAAGGGCGGTGATGATCTCGACCCCTGCGTCGATGATCTTGTAGGTGCCTTTGGGGAAGTCAAATACGGCGACGGTCTTGCCGGGGTACTTTCCGTACTCGATAACCTTCGAAGTGATCCAAAACGGATTCTCCAAGGTTTGCATACGGAGGTCAGGCCTCCGTCCATCAATAGTAGTTGCAACTGTAGCCATGGTTTATCTCCTTGTTAGTCTTGTTTGTTAGTACACAACTTCGTAGTCAGCGAAGAGGCGATAGGTAACGCCAGAGGCTGCATCCCCACGGTCTGTAGTAACCGTGATAATACCACCTGCAGTTTCGAAGTACTTGGACACATTAATTGCTTTGAGTCCAGCCGCTTCAGGAAGAGTAACGGTGCTATCAGCGAAGAAGCTAGTATTCTCTGCTTCACCGTTACCGACAAAGCCGACTAACAGCGTCTCGGTAGTAGCAGCCGATGGATACTCTGTGATAATCTCGATCCACAAGGTTTCGATGAAGGCTTTCTTGGGGACAGAGATCAGGCCGACGGTTTCAACACCTACCGCAGAGTCAATGCGCTTACTTTTTACAAAGCGCCCGGCATCTGCGATGGCTGTTGCAAGGACGTTACGAGTAATTGCCATGATATCTCCTTTACTGTCTGGGTATTACAGCGGGTTGGCCCAGGAGCTGCCGACGATAACGCCGTAGTCCTTGGAGTCGAAGCCAGTTTTCTTCATGCCGAAGATGCCTCCGCCACGGATGTTGACGAAGCGCTCGGCGTCACGAGTGTATGGAGTGAAGGACATGACGGAACCTTTGGACTCTCCGGCACCGCCCCAGGCCCAACAACCAGCCTGTGCTCCAACGAGGATAGCCCGATAAGCGCCCGCGCTGGCATCCACACTGTTCGGCGCCACATTCGGGAGCCGTTCAGTCTTGGCGATCAGCATACCATTGTACTCGATTTCGACGTTTGGCTGCTGAAGTTTACCAGCGGCACGAAGCAGGTCTCCCCACTGGCCGATGTTCACGTTCTCGCGAAGCATATCGAAAGCGTAGTTGTGGAGGTACACACGGAAGTAAGACTTGCCGTTGATTTTCAGAGGCCGAATTTTGTAGCAACCTGCTGCCGGCAGTTCCGCGCGTTGTTTCATCTTGTTAAGGAAGTTCAAGTCCATCACGTCGGCGCTGGTAAGAGTCGCTTCAGTGAGACCGTTCATGACCAGTGCATGGCCGGTATCCGGCGCTGTGATAGTATTCGCAAAGGACTTGCCGGCGATCTTGAAGTTGACATTGCCTGCCAGAGTATTGATGAGCAGATCGGAGAGCTTTGCAACCCACCAGTCCTGGAGACCATTCTTGCCCTCAGTCATCAGGTCATAGGGGATCCTCTGCTCTTCCATCCGACCGCCAGTATCCACGGCATGGTTGAGCTCGTCGATCGTCATTTTGAAGTTCTTGAAGACCAGTTTCTCTTCGTTGCCTTCGAGAGTGTCATTGCCAACAACACCTTCGCCAGACAGCGGGAGGCGGATGCCGAACGTGATCTCGTCGCCTTCGCCCTTGCCAAGCTCGGTACGAAGTTGAACGATTGAATCGGAGCTGGTGCCAGTGAGTTCGCTAAACTCAACGTTCGGCAGAATGATGGAGAAGAGGTCTCGTGCCCACCGTTTCCTGGTGAGGGCATTGTTTGTCAGAAATTGAGTCTTGGGATCAGCCATTGTTTAATCTCCTTAGTCCAGAGTTCCCAGAAGATACTTTTCGTAAATATCTTTAGGGACAGTTGAGAGTTTGTCCTCGGGAAGGGCGTCGATCTTTTCAGCAGTCCAACCAGACTTCTGATCAAGATCTCCTCCACCAAGAGTTGCCAGTGATGTAGGGGCTGTTGCAGGGGCAGGCTTGCGTACTTCGCCGGCCGGAGTTTCAGTTGGCTTTTCAGCCGCAGCATACTTCGGATGATATGTCTTGATCAGCTCGTACATCTTTCGGTACGGGTTACGCTCCTGCCAGATTTGCTTCTCCAGTTGGAGTGATACGACAGCAAAATTGCCACCGTCCCGCTTGACGATGTTGGTAGCCGCTTGGTCAATAATGTCGTCCAGGTTATCCCTCGAACAAACATCACGAACATCAGCGAACTTCGGATTGGCTTCCATGACCTCGAGCAGCGTTTCATACATCACACTGTTATTCTCTGCGAAGGAAGCAATTTCCTGTTGCAGAGTTTCGATCTCACCAGGAACGTTAGGGTCAACAGTTCCCTCTTCCGACTTTGCTACTTTCTCGAGCATCTCAAGCTTTTCGCGCATCGCAGCATTCTCGCGACGCATTTCCCGCAGCATTGAAAGCAGTGCAGGATCCTGTGCAGGAGCAGGTGGCTCGATACCAGGAAGGAGTGGTTGTTCTTCAGTACCAGGAACTTCGGTGGCTTCCTCAAGCGCCCCATCAGGTACTACTGGCTCTTCGCCAATAACTACCACATCGTCCAGGGAATCTTGCGAATCCAGTGCTAAAATCTCTTCGGGCTTCATTCGTTTCTCCTTTGGTTGTAGGTTAACTTCCAGTGCTACTTGCTTTAGGCTTTGCGGCTTGTTGTCTTGCTTTGATCTCTACTTCTCTTTGCTTGATAACCTGATCAGCAGCAACTTCGTTTCCTTTCATCTGAATCTTGAGAAGTTCAAGTTCATAGAGACGATCTTTCTCTTGCTGAGCAGCGGCTGCATTCTGTTCATTGTACTGCTTGACGCGCTCTTTAACGCTGTAAGGAACATCAGCATAATCGAGGATAACGTCACTTGGTATCGCGCCAGGATTATTCTGGCTATGCTCTACAAGCATACTTGCAACTGCTTTACGCGCCGTAGCCATTTCAGAAGTTTCTGAGATCTCCAGATCAAAGTCCCCAGCAGTAATGTCATTGAAGTTTGGAGAGTCCGGATTGATCTGTGTATTGATCTGAATCAGTTGTTGTCCTGCTGCTCCTTCGATTCGGATGAGCTGTGGGGTGGTAACATATTGCTGCATGAGTTTGAATTGGATCTTGGCAGCACGCCAACGACTCTCCCGGTAGTTATCATAAAGCGTATATAGAACGGCGAGTCCGGTTTCTGTTCTTCGCTCCACACTTCCGACTGCTTCACGGCCTGTCTCCTGTTTACCCATCAGTTCGTTTTGAATGCCACTAACGTCTCGCATTGACTGAGACATGGACTGATCGACAGATTGGTAGAGTGGACTAATGCTCGGTTGCTGGACGAACTTGAATTTATCAATAGCTCCAGGTGCTACTTCCAGATGGAACGACGGGTCAGAACTTCTCTCTTCGTATTCTTCGATGTTCAGAATAGCATTTGATTCGTGGGCAAGAATACCTTTCGGAAGTGTTTGCAGCAAATGAGACAACTGCCTACGCATTGTATTCAGTGCTTTCTGTGGATCCTTCATCATGGTAATAACACTGAACCATGCGTTATCATCTTCGTTCTTATACGCTCCAAAGAGAACGCCAGGGAATCCATCGACGCGGAAAGGACTCTTCCCTTCTTCGATCTTCTCGACTCCACTGAAGATAACGTAATACCAGATCTTCTTGAAGCTCTTTGTAGCTTGGAGTTCTTCTGGTCTGACCATTCGCATCTGGCCATTAGGCCCGGGCAGTCCTTGTGAAATCAAGCTAACAAACTTCCCAAACTCTTTCAACGGAAGAAAGTCAACTCCTTGAGTTACAGGATTAATGAAGTACATTACTTCTTCAATCTTATAGTACCAAATTTCACAAAGTCTGTACAGATCGCGAGCCTCGTTGAAAAAGACAGGCATGTCCATGTACTGACTACTCTGCGCCGGCACATAGTGAGAATACTGCGATATTCTTGTAATCTCAAGTCCAGGCCAACGAGAATGAATCTCCTGCTTGTTAAGCCACTTGTCGAGAATAACGTACCGCGCATCACTCAGATCGTATTCCTTGCTCTGAGGATCAATGAAGAATGCCCACCCGGGCCAGCGTGTGCACTTTATCTCCGGCTCGAAAGGATTGCTGTTATCAATATAAAAGTACAGCAAACTGCGACCACTTTTAACTGTATGTTCAAAGCACTCAAGCTCCTTTCTCGAAAGGTTCATCTTCTTTCGGAAGTGCTTCATTGCTCCCGTAGCTATTTCGGCCAACGGTTCATCTTCAACTCCAACAGGATTAAGTAAGATATCATGCTTAGTCTGTGCTGCCAGACCAACAAGCATATTAATCTTAGGCATGACCTCATTGTAAGTAGTGGCCGGACGATTCTTAGCCGCAAGCTCTGCCAGAATTTCGGGAGAATCCTGCTTACCGGCATAGAATTTATAGTCTTCAATCGCCGTCTTTCTCCATGTCGTTTCTGGAGTAGACACTTCGGCGGTCCTGAGCATCTGTAGAAACTGCTCAGTTCCTGCGAACAAGCCGTTATTAACTTCTGTCTCGGTCATGTTATTTCCCTCGTTTGAGGACAGTGAAGTCTTTTATTTTCTCTTTAGACAACGTAGAAGCAATCTTGCCAGCAGGACCTGCGACCTTAGGTGCATCTCCCTTTTTCATAGCAAGTGCCCAGTCGAATAATCTCTTTTGTTTTTTAGATGTACTTGGCATTCCTGTCTCCCAGCAATGTCAATTTTTGACATGGTCGCTTACTGTGCCATCCAAGAATCTGGACCTCTATTATCTCTCCGTAACCTACGTCTTCTGCGTTCCTTATCGTCAACAGGCTTCTTCCAGAGTTTGTGAGCGAAAGCAGCAAAGTACTCAGTAAGACAGAGAGCATCAGCAATATTAGGACTCTCTACTCCACGAAGCTTCATAGCTTTCTTAGACTCGACAATGTAAGCGCCTTTCTCGTCGTAGTCGTACATGGGACTGGAGAGTTCATCGCAAAGAGTCTGTGCAAGATTGATTGTAGTTCCACCAACATTCACATCTACGTCAGGGAAGTCATAGCGTGCTTTGATACAGTTCTCTCTAACTCTCCACCACAGTTCGTCTCGCAGTCTATGGTACTTCATTGGGTCGGTAGACTGAGCAGATACATTCACGCCGAAGGTCTTTACATGGCCATGCTTCTGCAACCAGTCCGTGATACCTGCACCAACGCCAATCTCATCTATGGCCAGACCTTCAGCTTCTTGTTCCACATAAGTGGTATTTACAAATCCTCCAAGAGAGATCGTATTGAGTCCCTGGAACGTTTCCCAAGGCATAATCTTAAAGCCTTTACGCGGGAGAATGATCGACTTGTCGTCACCGTAGCGAGCAACGTCAACGCCCAAGAATAGCGGTTCGTCTTCGGCAGGAATAACTCCTGTGCCGATACACTGCTGTGCCCACGCAAGAGATATAAGCGTTCTTTCATCTTCAAGGGGAGGCTCCCCAGCAACGCGAATCCTGAATACATTGCTGTCCATTCCGTACTTGTTAGCAAAGTATTCAACCATTTCCTTGGTAACATTTGAAGATTTTCTGCTATCCCAGTGGTGCCTTGCCCACGCCTGTTTAATCTTGGGATCGAAGTGGGTATCGTAGAAATATCCCTTGTTCTTCGTCATATTGCCTATAAGAATAACCTTGTTATCTTCCTGAGTCAGCGCTCCTTCAAGCGGGATATACACTGGGTCAGGGACGCCTGAAGCTTCGTCGACCACAATAAGAAGATGATCTCCATGGAGGCCCGCCAGTGTCTCAGCTTGTTCTTCTTTACTTGACTTAACACTCGGTGAAATAGCACGGCACCACCACTCCTTAGGGTTTTCGTATTGAAAGATCTTGTCTTTCTGAATCACAAACTCTTCTGCCAGAACCGACTTACGAAGCCATTTAGAGAGTTCCGACCAGAGAATATCTGCCAGCTGCCGAGCAGTAGGCGCAGTACAAGCAACCTTAGCGTACGGGCGTGTAGCCATAAACCACATAATAGCCCAGGACGCGAGGGTCGACTTCCCACAACCATGTCCGCTCCGTATGCTCGTTCGTTTAGCGCCGGCAAGCTGTACCAAGGCCTGTGCTTGCTGGTCAGAAGGAGTCGCTCCAATACACTCTGTTACAAACAACAGTGGACTCTTCTGCCACGCTGCCAACTTCTCGAGTATTAAATTATTCATTACTTGATCTCATCACACTTGCGGACGTTGCAGACCCAGCCAAGTTCCTTTACTGTGTTGTTAAGAATAGCAACTAATTGAGGCGAGAACTTGAATCTCTCTTTGCCTATCAAAAGACTTTTCTTAATACACCCATCAGGGCAGTAGTCAACAGCCGCTCTCCAATCACACAGCAGTTCGATGAGGTCAATCAAGGACATATCATTTACGCCTCTGGCATGATGCTCAGGATGATGCCGATTCTTAGCGTAATGAATGTTCTTTGCTTCTTGGATTACTTCAAGTGCGTTCTCGTATTCTGGTGTTCCGTATTCAGGAATCGTAGCATTCTCTTGAAAGATAGCGAGTTCAGGAAACTCCAGTTTAGAGGTATCGTGCCAGATTGCACGCTTGTGAAGTTCTTTAGTAAAGTCGAATAACAGCGAGGCGACATTTCGGATGTGTCTGAATGTACGTATCTCGTGGGACAAAAGCTCAAGTGTATTTGTAGCCATCATGTCTCCATTGTAGTTGCAGTTTGAGCTTGACTCCTTCTACGTTCAGGTCCTATGTACGATCCGTCAGGACGGTAATAAAAGCCTTCAAGCATTGAAAGCCTGTGCTCGTGATTATCTAGTTTGGTTTGCATGATCGCAGTAAATTCTTTCATTGCCACTTGTATGCCTGACAATGTAGCATTTAACCGATCTAGTTCTCTTTTAATGAGCATACGAATTAGGAATACTGCGAAACTAAACGCAAATAGTCCTATACCTCCGATCCCAGCAAAGATAAGATCTAGAAACCAATCATCCCAACCACTCGGAGAAGACGCCATTACAACTCCTAATTAACAGGAATACCCTGCACAGTGATCTTCAGTGTGCGCTGTACAATCTCTTTGCAGAAAAAGAGTGTAGCGTTCTTCGCCTGAACAACCAGTTTATACGTACCAACTGGAATAGCCTCAGTGTCAGTAGGTAGAATCCTCAACTCCAGTTTGGTATTGTCAGTACTAAGTGTCAACGTACCCGAAGCAAGTGGTGTTGGATTAGGAAGTGTAAGGGCATCATACAACTCTGCAACGATTGCCCAATCTCCTCCCCAATCAGAATCCAGAACTGGTATGTCGACGTTGCTGAAATCCTCAGCGTAGGAGTCACCTTGTGAAATACTGGTTACGTCGGCCATGAGTCAACCTCACTTGAAGTAAAAGTTGTAACAATAACTTCGGGCATAAATTGCAGTGGAATCGCAGAGCCAAACTCAAGTGTCTTTACTTCGCTCTCAAACTCCGTTGCAGCGTCAAGCATGTGGACAGCGTATTCTTCAGATGTGCCAAGCCAGTCTGGATACATCATACTGGAGTCCGTTCTTTCTTATTAGCACTTACAGTGAACTGATGCAAAAGCGTCTGTCCATCGTCTTCGTACAGTGTAACTGACAGTCCGTCGCCAGAAATAATTGCTTTGTTGGTCTGCATCTTTCTGCCTTTAGAGGCATCAAGTTGTGTAACCTGGGACAGTTGCAAAATCTCGGAGATCTTGTCGTCTTGTTCTTGACTAAGTCCACTGCCAGTTGACTGGAACACAATCGTTGAAGCAGCAGACTGGAGCAAAAGAACTTGCACACCACTGGAGTAAGCTATTGGATCGCCGGCTGGCCCTCCAACAAGGTTTCCTCCTGCGACTTTTGCGATATAGTTCCCTTCTGCAAATCGTATCTGCCAATTGTCCAGTAGGTTGACGGTGACACCGACACTGACAGATCCTCCAAGAGACTCTTTTCCGCTGGCACCAGCAATTTGTCCATAGCCAATTCCCTGTGCTGTAGCCTCAGCATCTCTGATATCTGATATTAACGTAGATATTAATACCTCAGTTATGCCATATGGTATATCTATGATTTGATTAGCGAAATCATAATCATACAGCATAATTAGACACCTTTTTTAGTCATAAATTTGAACAAACTATAGATCTGATTATACAGTAAATCGTGACTTGCTCCGTTATCAGAAATAATGCTATCATCTTTTGCGTTGTAAAGCGGATACGTTTTTGGACTATCCAAATGGGCTGTAAGCATACTTTTAGGTGCAGTGCCAGCAACAACATCATCGTCAAGGATTATGGTCTGCACTTCAAAAGTAAGTAATGGTTTCTTGTTGTACTCGTCAACAATGCGAATTCTGTTTGCTCTATCCCAAGTTGTTCTTACGATAGTTTTCTTACTTTCGTTTAAGTGAGACACACTCTTCCCCCTTTAAACTACGATAGTATCTGTCGTTCTGATCGCAGAGACGATAAGACCAGTAGCTCCAACAGTCCCAGTGTTCTCGAAAGGCAGAATTCCTTTACGACGAACACGAGCGATAATGTCGAAGTCAGCCAGGTAAGTCATTGAAGGCGCAACGATCGTAGTTCCTGACGCAGCAGCGTCGATCAGTGGAATGTAGAAGTTGCCAGTCTGACCAACTGCCGTGGAAGTAACTTGGAAAGTTCTCGTTGCCCAGCTTGTGTAAGTAAAGACTGTATCGCCCACTCGAATAGTGCCAGTTTGTGGGATATCTGCAGGAATATCGGCCGTGGCAACTATCGTGCTTGAAGAGACACTGGCAATGGTGAACTGCGCTTTGTTGACAACACCAGCAGAACTACGAGCGACGAGCACGCGGTCGCCAGCAACAACACCAGTAACTGAAACGCTGATAGTAACCGGGAAGGTTCTCTTGACACCAGCAGTATCATAGAGTTCAGCGATGTTACTTTGATCGCTTACGTTGGTGATCCAGACGCCCTGTGCGCCGAAGAACTTACCGCCGGCGAAGGTACCAAACGGAGCAGACTTGACCGCAGTACCAACTGCTTGCTGGTAGAAGCGACCTGCCACGGCGTTGTTAGTGCCGATGCCAGCAGTGTTCTGCCGACGAGTACGGTACTTGAGGTACTTGTAGAGTTGTGCACACGAAGCTCCCTGCGCATCGACAACAACCGAGTAATTCTGCGCTCCACCTATGCCGGTGTCGTGGGAGGTGGTACCGAAGACGATAGTAATTCCGCCATCAGTTGCTGTGCCAGAATCGTCATTAAGGTCGGTGGCAGTTGCCAAAGGAATTGGGTTACGACCACCTGTTGCGGTCGCTGTAACTTCGAAGTGATCGTAGGTGTCACCAAGGTTCCTGGCAAACGCTGTAACTTTCTTGGAATCAATGTCGGTACCAGTACTTTTGACCTTAATCAACTGGTCAATATGGTCACTGGTATAGCCGGTATGGGAGGCGACAAGTGCTCCATTCTGCATCCAGTAAACGATCGTTCCTGCTTTGATCGTACCGAGGGTGTAGAAGTTCGCCCAGATATCATTGCCTCCGCCCTTGTTAACAATGATCGAGCCTCCGTAGAGGTACTCCAGATCGCTGTCAGCATTGAACTCCCACGAGTTAATAAGCTCGTACTCTGTCGGAGTGTTGGCTTTGATAGGGATAGTGTCGTCCATCTGCGTGGCGTCGTCGAACAAGTCCATGAGCCACGAGTACAGCGCATTCACCGTGTACCTGGTACTACCAGATGCATGGCTGATTTTCTTTGTTGAGTAGTTCAAACTGAAGTCGTCGCTTATGGCCATAATATGCTCCTTATGCTGCTATAGTATCTGCTATTTGTGCCACCCAGACATTCATACCTACACTAGTAATAGTTCCACCAGTTTCGAAAGGGAAGTACTTTTGTGAGCTAGTCCCTTTTCTCACGCGTATAGTTACATTTACATCGCTATAGTAGTCTATATTAGAAACTGTTACTGTGCTACTAGCCGCTGTTCCGGAGGAAATAACAGTACCATCAGAAGACTTGAATATAGTGTACTGGCTTCCTGTTACTATATTATTAAGAACTAGATTTACTTGCGTAGAAGCATACTTAACAGAACGATCAAAATTGCAGGGAACATATATATAGGCAGTATTATTAGTTCCTGCACTCGCGTAAGTACAACGAACTTTCATTCTAAACCCAGTGGTAGCAGAAACAGTTTCAGCCGTCAAGTTTGCGCTACTAGCTGTCTGCCAAGCTCCATAGCCGCTACCAGTATCTAAACAATACTCAATGGTATTGTACGTATCGTAGTTAACACCACCGACTATTGCTCCCGTAAATCCGGTAACACCCCTTATAAGATAAGGTGTTTCAAGAATAAAACTACCGCCGTTAGGGGAATAGTACCTATAGTCGTTATCATAATAGGCTCCACCGCTAAAAGACCTATAAGCTGAAAATCGAGCGGTAACAGGACAACCTTGCCACGTTAAATACCCAGTAGAAGTTCCAGTATAATATGAATAAAAGAAGTTATCTACCCATCCAGCCGCTATCCCAGATAGTTGCGTACCAGACATATTCTTAAAGGTATTACTGTGCCCAACAACAGCAAAGATATTATTAACAGCGGTGCCTAACATGGAGATATCCTTGAAGTCCGTATAGGCTACCGCAAGTGTATTCCCTGTTTTAAGTGTAGGGAAGCCAGTGGACACATCATACAGTTTCCCTTCAAGCACAGTAACAGTGTACGCTGCGATAACATTGAAAAAAGCCGCCCACCTCGAACTGCCGGGAAGATTTATATTGCTTATTGCCAGCGAATAGACCGTAACAGCTCCTGTGGCGCTAGAGAGAAGAGCAAAAAATCCTCCTGTAAAATTGCCTCCATCTGGCACATACACATTAGCTATGGAGATGGCCGGGTAAGAATATGCTCCTGTGCCCCCTATTATAATTGCGGCCTTATTCGCAGCAGTATTACTATTATTAAGTAGTAAACCCTCAGATATTTCAGGCCCATCTATATCTACTGAAACACCAGTAGCTCCAAAATAGATGCTGCCTACATACAAACCTCCGCGTATAACCACCTTACCTGTCGTTGCGGTAGCTATAACAGTTGCTACGTCAGTCGTACTAGCATCTATCTGCATCATTTCGCAGTTAGTAAAAACATGCCTACCAGATGACATTGTTGCTATGGTCGCAGTACTAGCAGTCCACGCAGAACAGTTAGTAACCGCAGTCTGATTAGTTAGATTAAAACCTGAATTTGTTTGGTTTGTTTCTCCCCCACTTGGACTAATCGCCACATCCGTAAGTGTGGATTGATACCGTGTATAGATACGAGCAGGAAAAGAACAACTCTCTACGGTACTAGCAGAGATTATCCCAGCGCCATTGTAAGTAACCCTAGAAAACTGTGCTCTTCGATGGTAGCCTGATACGTAGCCACCAGAAACGTAGCAAATGCCTGTGCTGATAGCCGCTAAGTGCGTCAAGATGATATTAGGAATCCTGATATTAGCGCCAGCAGGTGGACACTTCCCGTTTATTCCGTCACCGAATGTAAGTGTCGCACCGGACTGCGTAAAGAATCGCCCATACTTCCCAGCTCCAACAAACGATAATCCTGTAACGGTACTGTGTGTCGCAGACCCTCCGGTGAGATTCAAGTACCGATCATACACACCACTCCCAGCCGCAGTCTCAACCCACACGCAAGGACAGTAGTCAGCATCCCAGTGTGTTGAAGTCTGCCCTGAGTTCGCCTGCGCCACTGAAGTACCCGTCGTGTATGCCGCAGCAAGCGTCCCGCCTTTACCCCTGGTACACCCGGTGAAGGTATACTGTGTCTTACCTGTGTAGGAGATATACTCCGATCCAATAAGTAGTTGCCCAGAAGACGCTGCATCTGACGTATCTTGATTCACAGTAATCGTAGTAACCGAGCTAGTATGGCTACCATTAAGTGTAAATGTCCCACCCGTTCCAGTATCAATACTAATCCAATCACCCTCAATAATAAGCGAACCAGTACCACTCATGTATGCTGAAGCGGTGGCAAAACAAAACTTCCAACCATCCGATGAAGACTCGTTTCTAAATACCAAAGTACCGTTGTTGGTTATATTACCTGCACCAAGCGCCGACCACTGCCCATTAGTGATCGTAACTGTAACTCCGCTATTGATAGTTACAGTTTCCCCAGCAGTAAGCGCCGTAGGATCAGTGACGTTAGTAGAATAAGTAGCCACGGCAGTTCCTTATTAATAATTGCCGACTTTGTGCATCTGGTATTTACAGGTATTGGACGCCGCAGAAGAAACTGCAATGAATCTGATATGCTTACCACGAGTTACGGCGTATTCGGTAGTAGCTGCAATTGGAGGATAGAGAACAGTTTGATTGTTGATCTTCATGATGCCAGCGCCAGTGCAATAAATCTTAACACCGACTATGCCGTCAGTGAACGAGTAGGTATTGGCCGCTTTAAAGCCAGTCTTTGTAACTGAACTGTACGGAGAGAAGATGTCGAAGTTAGCAGCTAATACTGCCGATGGAAGAAGACAGAGAACCAGCGCGAGAAGTATCTTTTTCATGGTAACTCCTATAGTGTAGGTAAGTATTCGTCGTCGACAAGCGTAAGACCGCAGGCCTGATGCACCAATTCTGCCTCTTCTTCAGTGAACTCTGGCTCGATCAACGTCATAGTGTTCTGTTTTTCGAGTTGAATCAAGTACCCAACAAGACCTTTGATCTCAGATGGCTTCCCATCAGACACAAGTTCCTTGTCTTTGAGTATCTTGAATGCCATAACGAGTTCAGTTAGCGAAGCAGACTCGATCTTGTCTGGAGTAATGGCCTCGAGAACCCGAGCTTGAATGGAAGTTAACTGCAGCGACTGTAACTCGCGGTACTTAAGAAGCAATCCCTGCTTTGCTTGCAGGTCTGCTATCCTTTTCTCGAGAGTAGGAATCGAAATTCCAAGTTCTTGTGACATTTGAGCCTGCGTGAAGCCTCGCTCGGCCATGTCAAAGAACGCGCTTTCGTTAAACGCCTTCAGTTGCCGTCCCATTTTAGGTCTCCGAGACTACTTCTTGCGAAGAAACTGCAGTGAGAAACACAAACGTGTAGGTATTTGTGATCACACCTGTAATCGGATTGACCGAGACAGTCTTGGCCAGAGTCATCTTCAGACTCTTGTCCGCAGTAAGCAGACTAGACCAGACACTCCACATCTTTTCACAGAAAGCAAAGAGGAACTTTCTGATATCGCCAGTGACAGAGTCGATCTCTGCCGCTGTCAGTTCCGGAAAATCAGAGATATTCGCGGAGAGGACTGTTCCATTGTCAGTCAACGACGGGATCCAGGATTGGGGAAGCGGATTCCAGGCCATAGTATTCTCCTTAAGCTATAATTGGTTGACAGTCTAGATAACCTACCATGCCACACCTTCGCCAGCGTTGCAAGGAAAATCGACGAGTATGTAAATCTTTTCTAGCAACGTACTGCCGGAATAGAGACGCTCTTTCTATTACTGGTAATAGCACTAACGTAGCGATGTCAAATTTTGACATGGTCACTTGAAATTCTTTCTAAGCTAATGTTTTCGAAAATTTACTTCTGTGTAAAAAGGGAGTAGTCTTATCCTGGGCTGGGGGTGCCGGTGGGGTAAGCCGGGGGGTCAATCGAGCCATCGGATAATGTATACGGCTGGGTATGCAATAGTTGCTGACTTGCGAGTGTATACTGAAACGCTGTTCTATTCCTGCAGGCTGGTACAGGCAGCATGATGTATACAGAAACAGCGTTCTATTGTGCCTTATGCCTGTGCCTATAATGCAAGCATTGTGCCAATACATACGCTGGATAGTGTATACACAGATTATATAAAACTAATCAGTGAACTAAACATTAACGCAACTCCAACAAAACTCTGCCTATTTGTTAGGCAGTGGTGATTAAATAATAGGCTGGCTTAAGTGCCCGAAATCATTGAATAAATGCTGTATACGGCTGAAACAGCTGCATAATAATTGTGCAACGAGTGTAGAACGATGTTTCCAGCAACCTTGTAAGTATGCGAGATCATTACACTTTTTGACAACTGCAAACCTGGCACGCAACCTGCAATAGTAGGGTATCGGAGGCAAATGAACGAAAGGGGGCTGGTGTATACAACACAGGTGCGGGCTGGCTATGGCCAGAAATCCTTCCCGCCGTAGGCTGTTCTTTGACAATCGAAGTGTAATGCCTTGCGCCTTGGCCAAGGTCTCAGAGCCACACTCCAA